CCAGAGATGGATGATTGGGGCTAATTATTGGATAAAGGGTGAAGTATCATCTTATGGGGATTTAGATAGGATATCAATCTAATGAAAATTTTAATTACTGGACATAAAGGTTTTATAGGAAGTTATCTTTATAACCATCTTAAGTATGGTCTTGGTTATGGAGAATGTGTGGAGGGATTAGATTTCCCAGATGACATTGTAGATTTTAAAGCACCAAGTGGTGGTATGTTTTCTAGGCATTATGATGTTATTATACATCTTGCTGCATTTGCTGCACTCAGAGATAGTATTGAAAACCCAGATAAGTTTTGGGAGAATAATGTAGAGAAGACAAAACCTATATTTGATTATTGTAGAGAGAATAATGTTAGACTTTTGTATGCTAGTTCTGCTGGAGTTTATGGATGGTGGCAGAATCCTTATGCCATAACCAAGAAGGTAAACGAATCAATGGCACCTCCTAATAGTGTGGGGATGCGGTTCTTTAATGTATGGGCAGAGCAGGAGAGTAGACCTGATATGCTTTATAGGATGCTTCAAGAGAATACGGCTAAGTATATTACAAAACATAAGAGAGATTATATTCATGTTAAAGATGTGGTTAGTGCAATTTGTCATTTGATTTCTTATCCTTCTTTTACTGGTATAGTTGATGTTGGAATGGGAGAATCTATACCTGTGATGGATATAGCAAAGGCAATGGAAAGGGATCTGCCAGTTAAGGAGGTTGTAGGAGAACCAGACAGTTTATGTTCTGACCCAAGAGAGTTGCGTAAGTTGGGATGGTCTCCTACAATAAATATCAAGGATACACTCCAACAATTAGATGACCGAAGAAGCACCTCCTGAATGGACTAAAGGACCAGTAAGGAGACCTGTTGATATTAGTGACGATTTTCATGCATCAGGCATGACTTTAATCACTGATCCTAGAAGTGATCGTTATTTTAAGCAAGCAGATGAACGTTCCGAATTGGAAACACCACAGCAAGAAGGAGCAGAAGAGGACTCTCAAACCTCAAGCTCTCCGCCAAGCGAAGGCAAGACGTAGACACTTGATAAAGAGTCTACTTAAGACCTCCGAGACCCCTCGGAGGTTTTATAATATATGCATACCAAACGAAACACATGGCAGTTCAGCAGGAAATCAAGTCCCAATTAGCGAAGTTGCTTGCCACTGAAGATATTATAGTAGAGCATAAGCATGTGGAGTGTGCTCAGTTTAATGTACGCACACGGGTATTGATTCTTCCTTTGTGGGAGAAAGCAAGTAATAGTGTATATGATATGTTGGTTGGACATGAGGTAGGACATGCACTCTTTACACCTGATGAGGATTGGTGGTTAGAGTGTGCTATTCCCCCACAATTTGTGAATGTAGTGGAGGATGCGAGAATTGAGAAGTTGATGAAGCGTAAATATATGGGTATTGCGAAAAGTTTTTATAAGGGGTATAGTGAATTACATAAAAACAATTTCTTTGAATTAGATGGTGAAGATATTACTAATTTTAATCTTGCTGATAGGGCTAATCTATATTTCAAGATTGGTTCGATCCTTCCTCTGGCTTTTTCGCCTACTGAAAAATCGATTATCAATTTAATCAATGACTGTGAAACGTTTAAAGACACCTTATCCGCAGCAGAAGCGTTATATAATTTCTGCAAGCAGGAGCAGGAAAGAGATTCCGGAGAACAAGAACTGGAGGCCCAACAAGATTTTCTCAACGATCTTGAAGATGGTGGGACTAGCGACATTAACGATGCTGGCGATAATACTCCTTCCGTTCCTGACGTTGATGGCAGTGGCCCTATGGAAGATAGGGGTGTTCGTAATGTTGATTCTAGTGGGGAGTCTTCTTCTGATGTTACTGTAGAAACTGCTAATGCATTAAGTCATAATATTCAGAACTTAGTGAATGAAAAGGGAGGGATAGAGAATGTTTATGTAGAAATCCCAAAGGTTAATTTAGAGAATATAATTGCTTCTAATCAAGCAGTTCATATGGAGATTGATAGGTATTGGAAATATGAAGAGGTGATGTGGAGAGAACAATCAAAGGAGGTTAATTGTGATATTGATCCTGGATTTGATGAAGTAGATGCGGAGTTTGTAAATTTTAAAAGAAATGCACAAAAAGAAGTCAGTTATCTTGTTAAAGAGTTTGAGTGTCGTAAGGCAGCTTCGAGTTATGCTCGTTCTGCTACTAGTCGCACTGGGGTTCTCTCTACAGAGAAGCTTTATTCTTACAGATATAACGAGGATCTTTTTAAGAAGATAACAGTATTACCGGATGGTAAGAATCATGGATTAGTTTTTGTATTGGACTGGTCTGGTTCTATGCAATACGTTCTTCAAGATACGTTGAAGCAACTTTATAATCTTATTTGGTTTTGTAAGAAAGTGCAGATTCCATTTGATGTATATGCATTTACTAATGAATGGAATGGTAAAGTAAAAGATTATGAAACCATGGAATATTATGTTCGCCAACCAAAGAGTGTATCGGAAAAGAAGGAAGGTGTCTTTAAGATTGATGAGGATTTCACTTTGATGAATATTCTTACTAGTAAGGTAAATGGAAAGACTTTAGAGCATCAGATGATTAATATTTGGCGTATTGCTGAGTCTTTTCTTGGAAGAACTAGTGTTGCTCGTTTTTCTTATCCACCACGTTTGATTCTTTCAGCAACTCCTCTTAATGAATCATTGGTTTCTTTACATCAAATTCTTCCTCAGTTTCAAGAGGAGAATACTGTTGAGAAGGTTCAATGTATTATTTTGACTGATGGTGAAGCACATCAGATTCCTTATCATACGACAGTTCAGCGTAATTGGGAGTCAAATCCTTATTTGGGATGCCGTAATATTAAGGGAGATAGGTGTTTTTTAAGGGACCGTAAATTGGGTAAGACTTATAAGTTGGGATGGGGGTATTCTGAATTTACTAGTACTCTTTTAACTAATTTAAAGGATAGATTTCCATTTACAAACTTTATAGGTATTAGGGTTCTTGCGAATCGTGACGCTAGATCCTTTATGAGGTTGTATAATTTGGATGGAGATGCTACAATAGCTAGTGATTGGAAAAAAAATAAGAGTTTTGTTATTAAAAACTCTGGGTATGATGCGTACTTTGGAATGTCTTCTACATCCCTATCTCAGGATGCTGAGTTTGATGTGGGTGATGATGCAACTAAAGCCCAAATCAAAAGGGCATTTGTGAAGTCTTTAAAAACTAAGAAACTTAATAAAAAAGTTCTTGGTGAATTTATCTCATTGGTGGCTTAATTATGTGCATTTACAATGATTGCAAGATCGTTATTGATCTTAATAAGTTGGTCAAAGCAAGACCATGTGGAATTGATCTAGCAGATGAGCACGTAGATAATATTGCAAATGATTTGAGAAAGAGAATGACTTTTGATTCTCTCTTTGAGCAGGTTGATACTGCTATCTGGGAGTATGCTGATGAATGTAATATAGATTTATCAGATTCGGAAGAGTGTCAATCATTTGGTTTTCAGATACCTCAGTATGGGGATATCCAACCTAAACCAAGTGAGTTTGAAATTGTTAAGTTGAAGGGTAGTAATGATGCTTGGACTATTGATGTTCCTAGAAGGAAAAAAAATAAATATTAAAGTGACCACCTTCTCTAATAAAATGAAAAACGATCTTGGTATTGATCCTGATGAGTGGTTTGATAAACCCATTACAGATGAATATGCACCATCTTCTTATGAACCTCTTGAAAATCCTGATGAGAGTGATGAAATTGAAGCATCTAAAGAAGATGAAACTATACATGAGAGAATGTATCAAATGGCTATAAAGAACGGTAATACAATCACAATGGGTGGTTCCGAAAATGTCCAGCGATAATGTGCCTTGGGACGATTCTAATTGGAGAAATGAGTTTAAGGAATCTAAAGATCTTTCTGAATATCAATTAGAGATTTTGACAAATGGACCTAGAAGTCTTGCTCAGTCATGGGCTCTGGGGGCAATGCATGGTGAGTGGAGAAGAATGAAAGGGTATAAGTATCCCGATCCTCCTGATTGTTCATCTTCCTTTGAGGAATTTAATCAAAGTGTAAAAAAACATTTTGAGCATAAGGAAGATGAGTTCACTCCTGAAAACGATCCTTATGGGGGGTATTAGGACACCGAATAAACTGTCCATTATGATAAATAAACCACCTCTTTATCCTTTATAATAATGTCATTGAAACGCACCACACTATGTTTGAGATCAAAATGACCAGAGAACAAATTATTGAAGGTCTGAAAGCAAACTATGGAATCGAATTTACTGCTGCTGATGTAAAAGGGTTCTGTGCAATGAATGATATTGCGTATCAGACAGTTACTAAGAAGATTGAGCAATTTAAAGTTGGTCGTGGTAAGTGGAATCTACAAGTAACTACTAAAGTAGTTAAAAATATTGAGAATTCTTTTGCTGCACCTGCAGTTGAGCCTAAATTAAAAGAGAACCTCATACCAGAAAGAGATGCTACCTTCGTCCACTTTGGTCCTTTTAGCGATCTTAAGGCCATTCTCAAAGCCAATCTGTTCTATCCTACGTTTATCACGGGTCTTTCTGGGAATGGAAAAACCTTTGGAGTCGAACAAGCTTGTGCTCAACTCCAAAGAGAACTGATCCGGGTAAACATTACTATCGAAACAGATGAAGATGATCTCATTGGTGGCTTCCGCCTTGTTGACGGTGCCACAGTCTGGCACAATGGACCAGTCATTGAAGCTATGGAACGAGGGTGTGTATTGTTACTTGACGAAATCGACCTTGCCAGTAACAAAATCCTCTGTCTCCAACCAATACTTGAAGGTAACGGAATTTTCCTTAAGAAAATCGGAAGATTTGTCCGACCCGCCAGAGGATTCACTGTTGTCGCAACAGCAAATACTAAAGGTAAGGGTTCAGACGACGGCCGATTCATTGGAACTAATGTGCTTAATGAAGCCTTCCTTGAACGCTTCCCAGTAACTTTTGAGCAGGATTATCCAGCCCCAACAGTAGAGAATAAGATTCTTAAGAATGTTGCTGCTAGTGTTGGTGTTCATGATGAAGATTTCTGTAAGAGACTTGTAGACTGGGGTGACATTATTCGCAAAACATTCTATGATGGTGGTATCGAAGAGATTATTAGCACTCGTCGTCTTGTTCACATTCTACGTGCTTATTCCATTTTTGGGGATAAGATGAAAGCAATTCAAGTTTGTGTAAATCGTTTTGATGATGAAACTAAGCAGGCATTTCTGGAGTTGTATGATAAAGTAGATGCTACAGTTCAACTTCCTATGGATCAATCTGTTGACTTGGGACCGGGGGTGGTGATATAATATGGCTTGGTGGCTACTTGACTCAGTTATTAATGGAACACTTGATGAGGATTATCCTATTATGAAGAAGAAAGAAGATGAGGTAGTAATTTTGGGAGGAAAAGATGAGGATACGGTTAGTGCAGAATTGCCTGAAAATAACTATTATGCAGCTGAGACTGTATCTTTAGATTTGGGTGGAGGAGAAGATTCTGTGTCTTTTTCTTCAGCATATGATTGGGGTGATGATGGATTTAGTGTAGTAGGTAATCCTTTTCCTTCTTCTGCTAGTCTTGATACTATCAGTTTTCGTACTGATGGATATCCGGGGAGTATAGATGATGTGAATGCATATGTAGGATCTAGAGTTCCTGGTGGAATGGGTCAAGATCGTATTTGCTTTAATTATGGCCCAGGAGCCGGAAAGACTGCTTATGATGAACCTAAGTATTATGCTACTAAACCCCAACCAGATCTAAAGAGTGGATCAACTCAAAAATACCAAGAGGATAAAGGTATTGCAGACCTTAAAGATTATGTCTCTTCCACCTACCAGGGACATTATACAAATGATAGTTCAGATGTACAAACACTTGACCTTATCCATTCTGTAGGTGATGCTGAGTCCTTCTGCCGCTCTAATGCACTTAAGTATTTGAGTCGGTATGATAAGAAGGGACAAGCAAAACGTGATATATTAAAAGCAATGCACTACTGCTTACTGTTATATTACTTCAGCGGCAACACAAACGATGAAATTACGACCCGTGGTTATGAAACTTTCTGATTCAACTCTCTCACTTCTTAAGAACTTTTCGACTATTAATCAGTCAATTCTTTTTAAGAAAGGAAACAAACTTCGCACTATAAGTGTGATGAAAAATATTCTTGCTGAAGCGACAGTATCGGAAGAATTTCCAAAGGATTTTGGTGTTTATGAATTGAATCAATTCCTTAATGGAATGGCACTTTATAATAGTCCAGAACTTGATTTTCAAGATGATAGTTATGTGGTAATTAAGGAAGGAAGATCACGTTCTAAGTTTTTCTTTGCTGAACCTAATGTAATTGTTACTCCACCAGATAAGCCTTTAGAACTCCCTAGTGAAGATGTAACATTTGAAGTGAGTACAGAGCAGTTAGAAAAACTTCTAAAAGCAGCTGCGATATATCAACTTCCTGATTTGTCAGTTGTTGGTGATTCGAATGGTGTTAAGATTGTAGTACGTGATAAGAAGAATGATACCTCAAATGATTTCTCTATTACAGTTGGAGAAACTAGTGATATGTTCTCCTTTAATTTTAAGGTAGAGAATATGAAGATTCTTCCTGGAACTTATGATGTAGTTGTTTCTCAAAAACTTCTATCTAGATTTACTAGTAAGAATCATGATCTAACATATTACATAGCACTAGAACCGGATTCTACATTTGG